AAGTTTCAAGGCACCGAGCGTGAGTATTACGGGCCGGGCCTGGATGCCTACGCCTATTCCATGACTCCTAACGAATGCAGGTGGTTGAATGTCCTCGCTGTTCAAAACGCCAAAAGCGCCGAAGCCGCTTGATGTCGGCGCCACGACGGCGCTGGCCAACACGCAGAACACCCAGAATGCGTATCAAAACGCGGCTTTTAATCGGTTGAACCAGACCGATGCGCTCGGCAACTCGCTGCAATACTCGCAGTCGGGCACCGATGCGCAAGGCAACCCGATCTTCAACGCCACGCAGCGGCTTGGCGAAACCGGGCAGCGGTTTGCCGGCGGGTTTTCCGATCTGGGCCAAAAGTATTTCGACCAGGCCAACAATCGCCCGGATTTGGGCTCTGACGCCGCGTTTGATCGCGCCTATGGGTATGCAAGCGCAAACCTCGAACCCCGCTTCCAGCGCACGCAGGACCAGACCATCAACCGTCTGCGCAATCAGGGCCTCGACCCGACCAGCGAAGCCTACAAGAGCCAGATGAATGACCTCGCGCTTCAGCAGAACGAGGCGCGGAACAATCTGGTGACGGGCCTGCAAGGGCAGATGTTCGCGCAGGGCCTTCAGAACCGTCAGCAGCAGATGGGCGAGCTTCAGCCGGGCCTGGACTTCGGCAGGGGCACGATCCAGCCGAACCTCGTCAACACGCCGGGCGTCGGGGTGCAGAACGTCGACGTGGCGGGCTTGGCCGGTATCAACCAGCAAAACCAGTATCAGAATTATAACGCGCAAATGCAGCAGCAGAACGCGATGCTGGGTGGCTTGGCCGGGATTGGCGGGTCGCTCATTGGCGCGCCGTGGATGGGCAGCGCGCTCGGGTTTGGGGCGGCGGGCGGCATGATGGGCAAGGGCGGCCGCTAATGGCTGACCCACGGTCTATCCGCACCAATAACCCCGGTGCGATGAACTACGGGCCGTTTGCGCAGAAGTGGGGCGCAACCAGCACGGACGGGCGCTTGGCTGTGTTTCCCGACCAAGAAACCGGCTTCAAGGCTATGGGCGGTTTGTTGGATCTTTACCGCGACAAGCACGGGCTCGACAGCGTGTCTGGCATCATCAACCGATGGGCTCCGCGCCAGTACGACAACAACTCGACCGACACATACATCCGCACAGTTGCGTCCAAGCTCGGGGTCGACCCGAACACGCCGGTTTCGCCTGACAAGCGCAATGCGTTGATGGAAGCCATGGCCACCTATGAGGCCGGCCGACCCGTGACGATGGGCGGCGCATCTCAGCCCCAACCGATAACCCCGACAGGAGCCGCAGCGATGGCCGCGCCCGTTGATTATTCCAACATGCCAAGCCCCGAGCAGGTGGCGATGAGCCGCCGCATGGGCCAGCAGCTTATGCAGCAGGGCACCAGCACCGAGCCGGTTGGGCATTGGACCCAGGCGCTGGCTAGAGTGCTGCAAGGCGGCGTGGGGCGGGCGCATCTGAACGAGGCCGAGACACAGCAGCGCGAAGCCAATGCAGGCGTTGCGTCAATGCTGTCTGGCAATCCGACACCGCAGCAACTGGTCGCCAACCCATACACGCGCGACATTGGTCAATCGCTGTGGCTGGCGCAGGCCAAGAGCAAGATCCAAGGGCCAGAGGAGTATGGCAAAACTGGCGCGGTGTTCGAAGGACCGGACAGGCGTTTCTACTCAATACAGTTCGGCTCGCGCGGCGAGCGCATCGTCAAGCCGGTCGAGGCCGATGGCAAGCCGCTTGTGCCGGCTAAGGGTGTTACTCAGATTGGCGACGAAATGATGCGCAACGCGGACGGGTCTACCGTGCGCAACGTCGGGCCTCAGATCGCCAATCGGGAAGCGCAAGAGCAGATCGGCACCGCCCGCGGCAAGACCACAGCGGCGGCGCCGAAGACGCTCGGCGCTCAGGCCGATCTCGAGCGGCAGCATACAGTCGTCAATAACGACATCGACCGGGCCATGAAGGAAATCGACTGGAAATCGACCGGCATTGTCGGCGGGCTATTGCAGGCGGTGCCAGGGACGCCGGCCTATGCGCTGGCGCAAAAGATTGCGACCATCAAGGCCAACATCGGTTTCGACAAGCTGGCCGAAATGCGGGCCAACTCGCCAACGGGTAGCGCGCTCGGTTCTGTCACGGAACGCGAGCTTGCCTTCCTGCAAAGCGTGTTTGGCTCGCTTGAGCAGGCGCAGAACGCCGAGGACATCAAGTACAACCTGCGGCGACTGAAGGATTACCTTAAAGACTCGTCATCGTCGCGGCGCAAGGTGATCGAGCTTGAATTGCGCAACGCAGGCGTAAACGACGCGGGCTTGACGGGGACCGTTGGCGTGCGCGAGCAGGCCGCGCCGCAGCCGGCAGCGCCCGCGCAACCGGCACCGAATGGCGGCTTTAGCATGCGGAGGGTCGACTGATGGCGCGCTACGAAATCACGGCGCCAGACGGATCACGCTACGAGATCACGGCACCGGACGACGCATCCGAACAAGACGTAATGACCTACGCGCAACAGCAGTTTGCGCAGGCTCAGCCCCGCCAGCGTCCTGCGATTGGTGAACAAGGGCCGGTAGCGGCGCCCGCCATGCAGACGCCGAACATCCCGCAACCGCAAGCCCAGCCGCAAGCGGAAGCCTCGGCGGGTCGCTTCGGCTTCGTGCCGCCGGGCGTGCGGATGACAGACGCAAAGCTCGCGCCGCCGGATACGTTTGCCGACATGGCAAATAGCCTTGTGGCGGGCGTAGTTCGTGGCGGCATCGGACTTGCTTCACTGCCAGCCACGGCCGAGCAGTTTGCGGCCAAATCCACCGAGCCCGTGCAAAGCCAAATCCCCGAGCCGATCCGCAAGGCGGCGGGCCTAGTTGCCGACTATGGCGGGCCGCTGGCTTGGCCGGCGCGCATGCTTTCCGGTGGCCCGACCAACAAGCCGACGCAAGAGCAGATCACGGGCGCTGTCGAAAGCGTGACCGGGCCGCTTTACCAACCGCAGACGACGGCTGGCGAATACGCGCGCACCGTGGGTGAGTTCGTTCCGGGTGCGGCTACGCCTGGCGGGCTCATGCGCAAGGCGGCGAACGTGGTGTTGCCTGGACTGGCTTCCGAGGCCGCTGGGCAGGCCACGCAGGGCTCGGTCTATGAGCCGGCCGCACGGCTTGCCGGCGGTGTGGTGGGTGCGATGGCTCCCAACCTTGCCATGCGGGCGGTGACGCCATTCCCGAACCCTTCGCCAGAGCGCGCGCGCCAAGTTGGCATCATGGACCGTGAAGGCGTGCCATTGACCGCTGGCGAGCGCACCGGCCGCAAATCGGTGCGGTGGGCTGAAAGCGTTGCGAACGATGTGCCTATGTCTGGCAAGCGCATCGGTGCTCAACAAGAGGTTCAGGCCGAACGGTTCACGCAGGCGGCCATGCGGCGGGCCGGCATTACAGATGCGACGCGCGCCACGGATGACGTCATCAACGGCGCATTCGACCGACTCGGCCGGCAAATCGAAGAGTACTCGCAGCGCGTGGCCATCCCGCCCGATCCGAGCATCCGAAACCGTCTTGATCGGATTGTTCGTCGCTATGAAGGCACGGTGGAGCCGTCCAACGTCAACCCGATGCCGCGCAACATCCTTGCCGATTTTTCCAATTCAGGCGGATTGACCGGGCGGCAGTATAGCCAATGGCGATCAGACCTTGGCGAAATCGCGCGCGGCACGCAAAACCCGACAACGCGGCAGACGCTTTATGATCTGCAACGCGAACTCGACAACGCTGCTGAAAGCATGTTGCGCAACACGGGCCGGCGTGATCTTGCCGACCGAATGGCGCGCACAAGAAGTGAATACCGCAACCTGTTGATGATTGCGGAAGCGCGGGCCGGTGCTGGCGAGAACGCGGCGCTTAGTCTCATTTCACCGCAAAAGCTGCGAGAGGTTGCGACACGGTTCGAAGGCAAGCGCAATTATGCGCGCGGGCGCGGGGACATGACCGAACTGGCTAACGCGGGAAATGCAACGATGTTTCCTCTGCCAAACAGCGGAACACCGGCACGGCAGGCGGCAATGCAGATGCTTAATATGCCGGGCATGGTCGCTGGGTCTATGGCGGGAGGGCCAGGCATTGGCCTTCTTGCGCATGCTGGGGGTGCCATCAGCCAAGCTGCAATGGCTCGCGCTCTTATGTCTACGCCCGTGCAAGGCTATCTCGGCAATCAGACACTGGCCCGCGCGCTGCAAAACAACCGCGCCCGAACACCGATTGCAGTTGGCGGCCTCTCCGCCACGCAGGACCGCGACCAGCGGCGCTAACCCTCTTCACCCTGTCCCGCGTCTTTCCTTAACTCCGTGGCGGCGCCTCGCGCTTTGCCATGCAATGGAACAGGAGATTGTGCTATTCCCCGGAATGGTTCAGGCACTATGTCATTGCCGAATACGATTTCGGCAGGCCAGACAATCAGCGCATCACCCGTCCAGGCTAACTTCTCGGACATCTCGTCCGAAATCACCGGCTCGCTACCGCGTGATGGCCAGGCGTCGATGACGGGGCAGTTTAAGGCGTCGTCTGGCACCGTTGCCGCGCCGGGCATCAGTTTCAGCTCAGACACCAATACAGGCTTTTATCGCAAAGACAGCGACGTGATTGGAGTCATCGCCGGCGGCGCTGAAGTCGGCACCATCAGCGCCAGCGGGTTTGTCAACGCGGCTGGCGATCCGCTGACGGCAATCCCGAGCGGCACGGTGATGATTTTCGCCCAGACTGCGGCGCCAACCGGCTGGACGAAATCCACCACGCACAACGACAAGGCGTTGCGCGTTGTCTCTGGTACGGCATCCAGTGGCGGTTCGACGGCCTTCACCAGCGTGTTCACGTCGCGCACGATCGCCGAAGCCAACTTACCAGCGCACACGCATACCTTTAGTGCAACGACCAGCACCAATGGCAATCACTCACATACATATGGGTATGCCATAAGCGTTGAAAATGGTGGAGGTTCAAACGTGATTTATGGCGACACGGCCGGTAATTATTCGACCAGCACAGCCGGTGCCCATAATCACACGGTTTCTGGAACCACGTCGTCAATCGGATCGGGCACGGCGGTGGACTTTGCCGTTCAGTATGTCGACGTGATCCTGGCGGCCAAGGATTAAGGCGGTGAAGCAAATCCCGCGCGGACCCGATCATCTCAAGTGCCCGTTCTGGCAAAAGAAGATGAGCACCGTTTGCCATACCTGCCCGCACTGGACGCAAGTGCGCGGCTCTAACCCCAATAACGGCGAAGAGATTGACCGCTGGGACTGCGCCATTGCGCTGTTGCCCATGTTGCTGATCGAGAACGCCCAACAAATTCGACAGAACGGCGCGGCCACCGAGAGCATGCGCAATGAAATCGTCCGCCTCGCGCACCGCCGCCAGGCCTCACCTATGATGATCGAGGAGCGATAACTTATGGCCCGATCCGGCGGCACTTACACAGCCCCTTCTAACTCGTTTAATCCAGCCGTCGAAGGCGAAACCATCGACGAAGCGGCGTGGAACGAGACACTCGACGATCTCGAGGCCGCGCTGACCGAGAGCACTTACACGGGTGGGCTTGGCAGCACCGACAACCGTCTGGTGCGCACGGATGGCACCGACACCAAGAAAATTCAGGGCACCGGCATCACGGTCGACGACAGCAACAACGTGACGGGCGTTGTGGGACTGTCTGCGACGACTATCGAGCTTGGCCACGCGTCCGACACGACGCTTGCCCGATCTGGTGCGGGTGATGTGACCATCGAAGGGAATGCCATTTACCGAGCGGGCGGCACTGATGTGGCCGTGGCCGATGGTGGCACCGGCGCAAGCACGGCGGCTGCGGCTGCCACCAATCTGGGGCTTGGAACCGGGGACAGTCCGCAATTTACGGCCATTAACCTCGGCCACGCGTCGGATACGACGATCTCGCGGACAGGTGCCGGCGACATCGCCATCGAAGGCAATGCCGTTTACCGCGCCGGCGGCACGGATGTCGCGCTGGCGGATGGCGGCACGGGCGCCAGCCTCACGGACCCCAACGCGGACCGGATCATGTTCTGGGATGATAGCGCTGGCGAGGTGACGTGGTTGGAAGTTGGCGCCGGTATTGCGATCTCAGGCACGACGATTACGGTGTCTGGCGCAGGCACAGGCGACGTGGTTGGCCCAGCGTCCTCCGTCGATGGCGAGCTGGCGCTGTTCGACTCGACAACCGGCAAGCTGCTGAAGCGCGCCACGACAACGGGCCTGCTCAAGGGCGCGTCAGGTGTGCTGTCGGCGGCATCGGCCGGAACGGATTACTATGCGCCAGGCGGCACCGACGTGGCACTCGCGGACGGCGGAACCGGTGCCAGTCTCACGGACCCCAACGCCGACCGGATCATGTTTTGGGACGACAGCGCGGGCGGGGTGACGTGGCTGGAAGTGGGGTCTGGTCTCACGCTCACAGGCACCACGCTTACAGTTGCGGGTGCCGGTACGGGCGACGTGGTGGGACCGAACAGCGCCACCGACAACGCCATCGTGCGCTTTGATACAACGACCGGCAAGCTCATCCAAGACTCGGCCGTTACAATCGACGACACGACCGGAAAACTCACCGGCGCTCGGTTTGGAAATACGGGCCTGAAAGTCGAAGACACCAACGCGAGTCACCTTTTAACGATTGCGCCAGGGTCGGACTTGACGGCGGATCGCACGCTGACAGTCACCACGGGTGACGCCAGCCGGACCCTCACGCTATCCGCTGACTTTACGGTTAGCAATTCGCTGACGTTGGCTGGTACGAACAGCACCACGATGACCTTCCCGTCAACGTCGGCCACCGTTCTGACTACGGCGAACACGGCGACCATCACCAAAGGCTTCACGGTCACGCCGAACAACATTTCGACGGGGTCATTTACCGTCGATCCGAGCCTTGGCAACTACCAATACGTGACGAACAACGGCGCCTACACGATCACCAACCCTGCCTCGGATTGCGCCGTCGATATTCTCGTCACAAACGGTGCCTCTGCGGGGGCCACGACGTTTACAGGGTTTACGGTCGGAACGAATACCGGGAGCCCGTTGACCACAACCAACACCAACAAGTTCCTGGTTGCAATTCGCCGCATCAACTCCGTCTCAACCTACAGCATTTATGCCCTGCAATGATCATCATCCTCCCAGATCGAACAATCCCAAAGACAAGAGTGTTGAAGCCAGTGCGGGCTTCAACTTGGCGGGCGCCATCGCGCGTCGTCACCAAGGACACGGTTAGCAACCCCACGCACCAAACACGTTTCCGCGTGCGGGCGCGTCTCAACGATGGGTTCATGCGCTGGCAAGGCTGGTTTGATGATCGCGACGATTTCGACGCCTTTTTGTGGGCGCTCGCGAATAACACGTTGCGACACGAGCGGGCCTTGTGGTCGCTGCCACAGCCCGCGTGGCATCCTGACCTTGGCGAGCATCTCAGTTATGAGTTTGCGACCGTCGTGTTCATCTCAAGCACGTCGGCCAGCAATCAAACCTATTCCGTTCCTGTCGATTTCAGCGCCTTGTCGAATACCGTTGAGTGTGTTGCGGGCGGCGGCGGCGGCGGAAACGGTGTTACAAATAGTACGGGTGGTTCGGGCGGTGGCGGCGGCGCGTATGCCAAGAGTGTCAATCTCGCCATCGCTGCGGGCGCCAGCGTGACGTATCGCCTGGAAGCCGCGGTATCATCGCAAACCGCCGGAAAAGATATTTGGTTTAATGCGTCAGCGTTTCCAACAACTGGTGCGGCGGTTGGAGCGCGCGGCGGCAGCGGAACCAGCGGGGCCAGTGGTGGCGCGGCCGGTCCTGCTGGAAACGGGGGCGGGACTGCGGGGAACAGTTATTGGACGGGCACCGGATCGACTGGCTATTCCGGGGCCGCTGGCGGAAACCGAGGATCGCAGGGCGGCGGCGGCGGCGGCGGGGCGGGTGGTCCCAACGGTGCGGCCACCGCAGGCGGCGGCGGCGGTGGGGCGAGTCAAGGCGGCGGCGGCGGCGGGGCGGGGTCGCATGCGTCGGGATCAGCAGGCGGCACAGCCTCGTCGACAACGGGTGCCAATGGGGCGACATCTTTCAACAGCACGGCGGGTGGAACGGGCGGTGGCACTGCTACAAACGGCAATCCCGGCTCAAATGGTTCAGGTGGCGGCGGCGGCGGCGCCGGGGTCGGCGGTGCCGGTGATGGCGGCGCGGGCGGCGCAGGGATCGAGTTTGATTCGACGCACGGTTCGGGCGGCGGCGGCGGCGGCGGTGGGGCGTCTTCCGGTGGCGTTGGCAACAACGATGGCGGCACGGGTGGGGGATACGGCGGCGGGGGCGGCGGCGCAGGTTATCCCTCAAATCAGAGCAGCACGGGCGGAAGTGGGGGCGTCGGCTTGATTGTCGTGAGTTACACGCCGCAACTCGCAAATTCGTTCAACATGCCGAACATGGGGCTGTAAATGGAACACGTTGGATATAGCTTAGTTGATGGCGGTGGCCGCGAGTTGCAAAGCTGGGGCGATACGCCTGGCCAAACGCGCGGCGTGCCAGATCAGATTATCTTGCCCAATGCTTCGATTGTGCATTGCCCGCGCGTTGGCCCAATCGACGACTGGGTTCTGGTCAACCGATATATTGACTGGGGCGCAGATGCTGCTCCGCCAACATTGACGGATGCAGGCGTCGTCGTCACGCGCGCGTTAGCTGACCTGAAGACCGAGTATAACAAGCGGGTGGACGCTGATGCGGAAACAGTGCGCCAGCACTACATCACGCCCGGCGATGGGATGGCGCTCACCTATCAAGAAAAGTTTGCGCAGGCGCAGGCTGTGATCGCGATGGGGCGGGATGCAGCGAATGCGCTGTCCGAAGCCGAGCGTCGGGCACAGTTTCCGACATTGGCGGCCAGTGTTGGCGTCGAGGCTCAGACGCTCGCCGATGTGGCGGATCTTGTTGTCTCGCGCTATGCCCAATTCGCTCAGATCTCGTATTCCATCGAGCGTGCCCGGCTCAGTGGCAAGGCGGCCATTCAGGCAGCCACGACGGCGGATGAGGTCAAAGCCGCCTATCAGGCGATCACATGGACCCAGCCCTAAAGCCGTTGATTGACTGGCGTCAGCGCCGGTCTGTGCATACGCGCGAGATTGTCCGGGATGTAAGCCCGGAGCAGCTCGTGGGCCTCATCGACAAAGTGGAAGCGCAAGGCCGAGAGATTGAGCGGCTGCGCTTGTTGCTGTGCGCGTTAGCCGAAGAAGCGCAACATGACACCGACTAAGCTGTCTGACGCTGGCCTTGATCTCATAAAAGAATTCGAAGGCTACCACCGGTCGCTACCTGATGGCCGGTGCATTGCCTACAAGTGCCCGGCGGGCGTCTGGACGCTCGGCTGGGGCGCAACGCTTGGCATCAAGCCGGGAATGATCTGGACGCGGGACGAGGCCGAGGCCGCGCTGCACCGCGAGCTGGCGACGTTCGAGGCCGGCGTGCTTCGCCTCGTGACCGTGCAGTTGAACCAGAACGAATACGACGCGCTGGTGAGCTTCTCATACAACTGCGGGCTCGGCGCGCTCGGGAAATCCACCATCCTGCGCAAGCTCAACGCGAACGACAGGATCGGTGCCGCTGATGCGTTCGGGATGTGGACGCGGGGCGGCGGGCGCGTGCTGCCGGGTCTCGTTCGTCGTCGCAAAGCTGAAGCGGCCTTGTTCCTGCAACCCGTTCCAGCCGAGCCGACTGTCGATGACGAGCCTGCCCAGCCCGACATGCCGCAGAGCGTTGAGGCCGTCCGCGAGCCGCCGAAGCCTGGAGCGGTGGCCGCAGGCGCGGCTGCCGGCGGGACGGCTATTGGAACCGTCGTCAACAGCATCCCGGCTGCCCCCGACTTGAGTGCAGCGGTGGGCTGGCAGGGGTTCGCGCAGACTTTGAGCGGGCTCTCCGGGTTCGTGTCGGCGCGTCCGCTGCTGGTGCTGGCCGTGCTGGCCGTTGTCGCGGGCGTTTGGCTTCTGCCGAAATGGGGGAAAGCATGAGCGCATTGTGGGTGTGGATCCTCGGCCCCATTGGCCGGTGGGTGGTGACGGGTTTAGGGCTGGCCGGGCTTGTTGCAGCGTTTGCGGCCGATCAACGGGGTAAGGGGGCCGACAAAGAGCGCGCCCGGATCGAGCAGAAGGCTGGCGAGAATGTCAAAAAAGCTGAAGACGTCCGTGATCGTGTGCGCCGCGACACTGGGGGGCTGCGCGACCCCGCCCGTCGTGACTGATACCTCGGTCAAGAGCTTCAAGCCGATTGCTTGGTCGTGCCGGGATACGCCGGAAACCCGCAAGCAAATCGTCGAGCACAACAGCGTGCACGCGACGCTCTCAACCGGCAAGCCGGTGGTGTTCAAGGACGACTGCAAGGCACCGGCCAAGATAGCATCGAAGGCGGCCCCATGAATGCACAGCAGCTCGAACGGCTCGCAGCCGCCATCGCAGAAGAACGAAATCGACCGCGAGCATCGGATCACGGTCATCGAGATGCACGCCGAGCAGCATCAGAAATCCATCGACCAGCACCACGAGCGTATATCGTATCTGGAACGGGCAGTGCAGGGGCTGATCTACGCGACGGCGTTTCTTGCAACTATCAAATCGGACACCATCGTCGAGGCGATGTTGAAAGCAGCCGCGAAATGAAGGCCCGCATGACGTTTCACAGTCTTGTGGCGGTTGCCATTGTAACGGCGGCGTTGGCCTTCCAAGTCGTCAACCGGATGTGACCGTGGCCATCCCACAGCACCCACGGCGCCATCACCCTGATCGTGGCAATGCCTCGACGCAGGGCGACCTCAAGCTCTGCAATGCGTTCGTCCTTATCCATGGCTTATCGTCTCCGTGTGTTAGACCGGAGCTTCGCCGGAAAGCTCCACTAGACACGTGTGCACGTCCTTCCAAAACGTTGACCGCTGCTCTGTGGCTGGGCTATCGGACGACAAGTGCCGCCACCGTCGGCCTGCAACAGCGTCGGCCAGCGTGTGCCGGTTTACGCCCATTTCATCCGCAATTGCAGAGACCGTTTCGCCCCGTCGTTTTCGGCGCTGTGCAATGCGAACCATTTCGTCGGTCAGAACCGAAGCGGCATGCCGTTCTCCGCGAGGAAGCGTGCCGTGAGCAACCTTGTCTTGTTCGTTAGTTGCCTTGTCCGTCCACTCAAGATTGTTCGGAGCGTTGTTGGTTCTGTCTCCGTCAAGGTGACGGCACTGCATGCCCGGCGGGCACGGGCCGTAATAGGCCTCACACACCAGACGATGGACGTATGCGTCTGTCTGTTTATTCTGCACGGATAGCTTGATCCTCAAATAGCCGCGCCCATTGGACATGGATTTTCGCGCCGTTCCATTTCTCACAATATCGCCTGTTTCACTGGCAAAATATCCAGGGGCGCTTGGGATCGGTCTCATCTTCTCTTCCGTGCTCCAAAAGGAACAATTGTCCTTTGCGCATTATCAGTTAAAGACGGAAGGTTTTCCAGTGCCTTAGCAATCTCTCCACTAATAACATGGCGGTATTTTTCGGTTACAGACACGCTCGAATGTCCAAGTGCCTGCTGTATAACCTTGAGATCTGCCCCACTCCGACCCAAGCGAGTTGCAAAAGTGTGCCTCAAATCATGGAAGCGAATATTCGGAACGCCGGCCCTGATCCTCGCCGCCTCGAATTCCTTGCGCGCGTTGGTTGTGTCGAACACATGGGCCCCACTGCGAGGTTGCTCCGCA